GCAGTCGCTAATATCATCACTACAATATTCAGCCATGTCTGGTTCTCTATCGCCTTGGTAATCTTCTGGTTGTGTGTCGTCTACGTTAATCATCTTCTTCCACCTTTTTTAAGTCAAAGTAGGTACAGACAAATCTCTGAACCTTCTCCAAAGCAAACAACTCTTCCATTCTGTTGTGTACTGTAATATCAATGCCATGTGTGTCCGAACCCTCTACAAAGTTGTAGGTTACAAGTTCGCTAAGGCTGCAAATATCAAACAGTTCTTGTGACTGCTCAAACGTATCTGTGTAAATAGTGACTATCATTTTGTTTATTCCTTTTTTAAAATAGTAATTGATTGCTAATTTTCTTGACTTCATAATCCCACTGATTAGAGCCATTAAAATCTTTATGCGTATAACCATCACTCGCTAAAGCTTGTTGTACTTCTATTGGTAATTCATACACACCATCATAGTCGCGTAGATTCTTGCCCTCAAACCACAAACCACCACCACTATCCTCACCTAGTGTGTTATGTTCAAACCACCCTGTTTTCTCATCGTTACGTAATACAATGGTGTAGTTTTCCGTTGCTAAGTTTTTCATTCCACTTCCTCAACAAAGTGAGCCTTTCCACTAACCCATGCACCTGGGCCATTAGTGTCTTCAGCCTCTAACTCTGCTAATTTCTCAGCCTCTTCTTCTGATGAAGCCTCAACGTAGTAATGTGTTGAGTAAGTAACATCTACACCTACACAGTATTCTTTTTTAGCCGACTTCTTTTCAAGTTCTTGCATTGTGTGTAACGCATCTAGTGTTTCAGTTAATGTTTTTGCTAGTTCTTCGTATGTCATTTTGTATCTCCGTTTTGTTTAAAGTTTTAACTTCTTTTTCGATTGAAGTTGCCACATTATATCGAATCTTTTATAGAATGTAAAGTATTTTTATAAAAATATTTAAAATAATACTATTTGACACAGAGAAGTTTTTGACTATAATGATGGAAAGAAACAAAAAACCCCCGAAAGACTTAGAATCTGACGAGGGTCGAATTAGGTGAGTGAGCCACCTGTTAAAGATTATATCATATCTTTTCCATTTGGCAATTCACCGACCCGACAGGTGATATGTCTGACCAATTGGTTTCACTCACACCTGAATAAAAAAAAGAGATTCATCAAATGGGTATGCTGTTGATTGATGTTAGATTAAGTCGTTAGGTTAAATGTAGGACAAAGCATTTCCTTTCGTTACGAACTTACTAGGGTAATACCTGTACAGTGTTTTAAAATCTAGCGCAGAGTTACAGTGGGTGAGTACCAGTACATGGTAGCGATGAACTCTGAGTCACAAACGTAATAGTGTGACCATCCGATGAAGACTGCTTAGTGGCTTTATACGAATGTAAATCTCTCAAGGTTCTTAACTGAGCCTTGGGATTTCTTTACCCCGACTTCCCCAACTAGATAACTTAACCGAATATAACACTGACTTGCTCTTGCTCTTAAAAAGGGTATTTATACCCCAGAGCGAAGCGAGCCTTACCCAAGTATCTAAACGATTATTTACAAAGTAAATGATGTTTGAACAAACGAACGAAGTGGAGTGCGTAAGTTATTACCAAATGTTAAAGTTTATTAACATTACTATATTGTTTCTTCTATATAATATACTCTATGCTTATAAAATATCATGACATCAACGCAGAAATCAGAAAGTGTGGTTTAACTAGAACTCAAGTAGCAGAAATCTTAGGTATCACCTATCAAGCACTACACATGAGAATTAAAAAGGACAAACCAGATATTCATTTGATTATTTATGCCTTGAGTTCTTACTTCCAAGAGGTTAGTCTTAACCTTGAACAAAACAAAGAATACTTCAAGGAAAAATAATGATTAAAAGTGAGTACAAACACTCTCAAGATGAATGTAAGGTGGTTTTATCTAGTATCAAAGACATAATAAGACAGGTTTCCAAGGTTAATGATGAATATCTAAGAACTCAACTATGTGAATCAGCAAAAGATATGTGTGACCAGTTGTTGAGAGAACCAGATGAATGATTATGAACATCAAGTACAAAAGGCTATTGCTCAGTATTTAGATTTACGTGGTGTTTGTTGGTTTGCCGTACCTAATGGCGGTCAGCGTAATAAGATTGTTGCAGCTAAACTAAAATCAGAAGGTGTAAAGGCAGGCGTTCCCGATATTTGTGTTATTCATGATGGACTGGCGTACTTCTTCGAGGTCAAGAAACCCAAGACAGCTAACAGCAGTAGAGGCACACTAAGTAAGCCTCAAAAAGAGTTTATTGCTAAGATTGAAGAGGCAGGTGGTGAAGTAGCAGTAGTGTATTCAGTTGCAGATGTGATTGAGCAATGTATTGAGTGGAATATAAACGTATTAAACTTAGTATGAGTAAGATAACTAAATCAGCAAGAGGTCAAGCATGTACTATTCGGTTAGATGGGTGTTATGGTGGGCCAGAGAATGAAACAGTTGTCTTGGCTCATCTTAATGGCGGTGGTATGGGCGCTAAGTGTCTTGATATTCATGGTGCTTATTGTTGTGCTAATTGTCATGATATTCTTGATGGGCGTGTACCATCTGATTATTCATCGGAATTTCTACTACTAACTCACCTGCTAGGGATGAAACGAACACAAGAGATTATGGTTGGTAAGGGGTTAATGTGAAGCGAGTGATTGAACGCAAGAAAGAGAAACGGCACATTATTGAATCTATGATAGTTTCACATTTCAGTGAGTTTCCAGATGACGAGAAGGCAATTATTGAGATTAATCAAGACAAGGCCAGTAGGTCAACCAAACAGAACAGATTGTACTGGGAGTGGATTAACTTATTAGGTGCAGAAACTGGCTATACAAAAGACGAGATGCACGCTATTCTGAGAGATAAGTTCTTAGGCTATAACTTAGTAACAACCAAGACAGAAGTCATCAAAGAATTACGCTCAACTACTAAGCTAAAGGTGGGCGAGATGAAGGACTACCTAGAGCAGATTGATATATTTGCAGCAGAGTATGGCATAATACTACCAAGACCAGAAGATTTGTATTATGAATCAATGGGATACAAGAGAGGTTAAGATGCAAGAAGAGTACAAAGAAACAGAAGACTTTAGATTTACCATGTCACTAATGGAAGACACAGAAAAGTCAGCATTGGTTGCATTGTATTACACAGCTTTAACATGGCTTGCTGAGTCAGATAACGTGGAAATATTTGATGTTCATAACGATATAATTGATGCTATGGATGTAATCGTTAATGACACAAAGCCAGTTCACTAATGGACAATTTACCTATACTAATAAGCGATGGATTGAGTGATAACCAGATAAGGTTTATTAATACTTATGCTGTTAATTATTGTAACATCAGCCAGGCTTGTATAAACGCAGGCATATCAAGACAAACATTCTATAGATGGAAAAATGATAGTGACAACTTTACAGAGGCGTTGATACAGGCAGAAGAGGCCTTAAAGGATAGGGTCGTGAGTGAGATATACACACACATCTTTGAAGACAGGAATCCTATTGTGCTGAATAAGTTTGCACCTAAGATTCTTAAAGACAGAGGCTTGGGTGATGAGAAGGATATTAACTTAACTGGCAGCCTAAAGAATGACAACGAGGTGATAGTAACTATCGTTGATGGTGGTGAAGTTTCGGACTATGAAAGTTAAGTTTAAAATAACCAAGAAGTTCAAGCCTTTCATGAAACCCACCAGGTACAAAGTTGCTTATGGTGGGCGAGGCAGTGGTAAGTCATGGACTATCGCTCAGATTCTAATCAAGAAAGCATGGGAAAAGCCTGTAAGAATACTATGCGCTCGTGAGATACAACGCTCTATTCAAGACTCAGTGTTACAACTACTGGGTGACACGATTGAACGAATGGGGTTGAGTGATTACTTCGATGTACAAAGAACACAGATACTAGGAACTAATGGCAGCAGGTTCATCTTTGAAGGTATGCGAGCCAACATCACTAAGATTAAGTCAATGGAAGGTATTGATGTAGTCTGGGTTGAAGAGGCTGAGTCAGTGACCTATACATCATGGGAAACACTCATACCAACGATACGTAAAGATGGTTCAGAAATCTGGATTTCATTTAATCCACAAGATGAGATGGATAATACCTACGACAGATTCGTATTGAACCCACCTAATGAATCATACGTTGTTAAGGTTAATTACAATGACAACCCCTGGTTTCCTAAAGAACTAGAGGCAGAGAGATTACAACTCAAAGAAAAGAATGAAGACTTGTACAACCATGTCTGGGAAGGTGACGTGTTATCTAATAGAGATGGCGCTTACTTTGCTAAGTTCATTGATGATTCACAAATACTAGACTTCCCACTTGAACCAGGAATACCTGTTGATACTTACTGGGATTTAGGAATGGCTGATGCCACTGCTATATGGTTTGTTCAACGAATAGGTACTGAGGTTAGGGTTGTTCATTCGTATGAGAACCAAGGCGAAGGCTTACAGTTCTACGTTAATTACATACATGACTGGCGAAACAAGAACCAGGTGGTTATGGGCCAACACTACGCACCACATGATATTGCAGTGCGTGAATTAGGCACAGGTGTATCAAGACTAGAGTCAGCACGTAAGATGGGTATAAACTTCAGAGTAGCACCTAAACTATCTATTGAAGACGGCATACATGCTGTTAGACAAATACTGCCTAAGTGTTACTTCCACAAAACATCGTGCAAAGAAGGACTACAGGCTTTAAAGAGATACCGTAAAGAGTTTGATGAGAAGAGAGGCGTGTACAAGACTCAGCCACTTCACGATTGGTCTAGTCATTTCGCTGATGCGTTTAGGTACTTTGCTGTGTCGTATAGAAAAGAGCAGCCTAAAGGAAGACCACAACCTAGAGCAGACATCTCATGGATGAGATAGAAGGTTGGTATGTTGTCTTTGTAGATGGTATGGGTAATAACTTCTGGGATGTTGTAACATGTAAAAAGTTTAGGCATTGTTACGCTTTTAGATGGGATGGGTATAATTGGATTGTGGTTGATGCTCTCAGTCAAAGCCTTGAAGTTCACATACTTCCATTCGGACAAGAGGTTGATTTACCTAAAGAAACACTTGCATTAGGACATCAATTAGTGTACTTTACGAAACTGAGGAGAGGTAGTTTCATATTCCGTGGGTTGATGACCTGCGTGAGTACGGTGAAACATCTATTAGGTATTCGTGCCTGGTGGATTGTTACACCAAAGCAATTATATAACTACTTAACTAAGGAGTAACGCATGGGTTCATCAAGCGCACCAAAAACAGAAAGACAAGTCGAGGCAGAGAAACATCAAGACCAAGAGAGCAGAGCAGAAAGTGCAGAGAAGAAGTACAGATTGTCAGCATCAAGAAGAAGACGTTTTGGTAAGTCTATTCTTATGTCTGGTGGCGCTAGAGGAATCTCTGAACCAAGTACAACACTAGGATAAATTATGGGCAGCACCGAGAGAATGGATTGGGCAACTGGATATGCACCAACCGATAAAAAAACTGTGAAAAGACACAAGGCAGCAGTCAAAAAAAACAACCCATATGCCCAAAAGGAATCAGCATATACAGCGCCCAGGCGTAGGGCTGTTAAAAAAGAGCAGATTAATGTTAATACTACTATGTCAAGTTGAGAGTTCTCAATATAAGTAGTAGTTCATTATTAATACAGACATAAGGATAAATTATGCCAAAGAATAAGCAGAGCAAAGTAGCAGTGGAATCTTTCCTAAAAAGATACTCTGCAGCAAAGGCGCATCGTGCCACATGGGAATCTCACTGGAAGGAATGTTATGAGTACGCATTACCTCAACGTGAGGTATTCACTAATGGTCAACCAGGTGCAAAGAAGAACACACGTATTTACGATTCAACAGCGCTTATTGCTACACAGCGATTTGCATCAAGACTACAGTCAACACTGATACCACCATTCAAACAGTGGGCGAAGTTATCAGCAGGTAGTTCTATTCCAAAAGAACACCAGATGCAAGTTGATAAAGACTTAGAGCAAACAACTGGTGTATTGTTCAGTTACATTAATCAATCTAATCTAGCAACAGAGGCTAACGAGGCTTTCTTAGACCTTGCAGTTGGCACTGGTGCTTTGTTACTTGAAGAGGGTGAAGGCGACCAGTTACTAAAGTTTACTGCTGTACCACTTAAAGAACTTATCATTGAGAATGGTGGACAAGGCTCTGTTGAAACAGTATTTAGAGAGCATGGTGTCCCTGCTAGGGATATTACTCGTATCTGGCCAAAGGGAACTGTATCTGATTCAGTTAAGCGAATCATTGAAGAGAAACCTAATGACCTTGTTGATGTCATTGAAGGAACAATTTACAATGAGAAGAACAAGAACTTTGAGTATGTAATCATTGAGGCATCAACAAAACATGTAGTTTTTGAAGACTATTACGATGTATCACCATGGATTGTATTCAGATGGTCTAAGGTAGCAGGCGAGCGCTATGGTCGTGGCCCAGTAATGACAGCACTGCCAGACATTAAGACTGCTAATGAAGTAGTAAAGTTTGTATTGAACAATGCTGAGAAAGAGATAGCAGGTGTTTATACAGCAGTGGATGATGGTGTACTTAATCCTTGGACTGTTAATACAGCACCAGGTTCTATCATTCCAGTAGCACAACAAGGCTCATTGCAACAACTACAGTCTGGTGGAAACTTCAATGTATCGCAGCTAGTGTTGGAAGAGTTACGCAACAACATTAGAATGGCTTTGTATCATGACCAGTTAGGACCAGTAGGTGGCGCAACTAAGTCAGCAACAGAGATTTCAATTAGACAGCAAGAACTAATGAGTGATATTGGCTCATCGTTTGGTAGATTACAGACAGAGTTCATCAATAAACTTATCAAGCGTTCAATTGATATTCTAAAGCGTAATGGACATGTTCCAGACATCGCAGTAGGCAATCAAGTCATTGATATTAAAGTAATTTCTCCACTTGCTCAACAGCAAGACATGGAAGAGGTGAACAAGTTGGCACAGTTTGTAGAACTTGCAGGAATGGTTGGGCCAGAGGCATTACAGTTAGGCCTTGACCTTGAGGCAATGCCAGAGCATCTTGCGAGATTATTAGGCATTGACCCTTCGTTAGTTAGAAGTAAAGGTCAGCGTGAGCAAATCAAAAAAGCACAAGCAGAGGAAATGAAACAACAGCAGATGTTACAGACTGCAATAGAAAACCCAGAGTTAGCACAGCAAGCAGCAGAGAACCCAGAGATGGTAGATGCTGCAATGAAGGGTGAACTATGATAGCAGATGGCAAAGATATTGATGCTCTGATAGCCAAAGTATTCAAGAGCAAGGATGGCAAAGTATTGTTGTCCTTTCTTGATGAACGGTTTATTAGGCAAGCAGTGTGTAATCCTGGCCAAGTGGAAGGTCAAGGTTATTTTAGAGAGGGGCAGAACAGTGTCATTAGATACTTTCAGTCTTGTATTAAACGTCAAGAGAAAGGCGATTACTAATTACGTGGAGTAATGTATGAGTGAAGAAGAATCAATATTGTCAGCAACGGCAGAGCAAACAGAGCAAACAGAAGAAACAGTAGCGCCAGAAGGCCAAGCACCAGAATCAGAGGCAACACCAGGTTGGTTATTATCAGAGGGTGTTAATGGTGAGGGCGATGCACCAGATTGGTTCAAGTCTAGTAAGTATGACTCAGTAGCAGAGCAGGCTAAAGCCTATGCAGGATTAGAATCTAAGTTAGGTTCATTCACTGGCGCACCTAAAGATGGTTACGTGGTTGAACTTGATGAGTCACTAGGATATACAATCCCAGAAGACGACCCACTACTAGGTGAGTTCGGTGAGTGGGCGAAAGAGGCAGGTCTATCTCAAGATGCTCATAACAAACTACTCAACATGTACGTTAATCATACAGTTGGTCAGACAGATTCAATTGATGTGAATGATGAGATTAAGAAGATTGGACAAGATGCCGAGCGCAGGATTAAGGATGTTACTCATTGGGGTCAAGCAAACCTTGATGAAAATGAATACGCTGTGTTACAGACAATGGCTACAACAGCAGATGGATTCCAATTGATTGAGAAGTTAAAAGGAATGTCTAGGGAAACACAAGTATCAGCACCAGACACAGTTAAACCTGTTGACTCTATGACTGAAAACAAACTGTATGAGTTGATTTCTGATTCAAGATACGCATCAAATCCAGACTATAGAGCAGAAGTTGAAGGTAAGTTTAGGGATTTCTATGGCTCTGCACCTGCAAATACTATTAAACAATAGCGTTGTAACCCTATCTACTAAAGGAAATCACGAGGGGATTTAATTCCCCTTAAAAAAACCTTTACTTTGGGTTGGTTTTTGTTATAATCAACCCACAGATACCCTTCTCTAAGGCCTGTATTGGAAGTTTAAGCGCCTCGAAAGCGCCAGATTCAACCCGATACAGGCTACTTGAATCGAAAAACAGTAACATAATTTTTTTTATTCTAAGGAGAAGACACAATGTCTATCAATTTAAGTTCAGCAGCATCAGCACAGTTTGATGCAGAAGTAAAGCATGCCTTTCAAGGCGTAGGTCAATTAAGAGATACAGTTCGCATCCGTAATGGTGTTGTTGGTGATACTCACAACTTCCGTACTATGGGCAAAGGTATGGCACTAGCACGTGGAACAACTCAAGCAGACGTAATAGCAATGGATGTTGCACACGCTAAAGTTGCAGCAACTCTAGGCAACTATGTTGCACCAGAGTACACAGACATCTTTGATGCAGCAGAGGTAAACTTTGATGAGCGCACTGAGTTAGCACAAACTATCGCAGGCGCACTAGGCCGTAAGTTAGACCAGTTAATTATCAATAGTTTATCAGCAGGTTCTACTATTGCTAAAGACTACGAGGCATCTGGCACTACCACCAACATGACACTACAGAAGATTACTGGCGCATCTGCTACGTTATCTGACAATGGTGTTCCAATGGAAGGTCGTGTTATGGTTGTTTCACCTGCAGCGATTCAGTCAATGATGAACGATTCAACTATCACATCTGCAGACTACAATGCACTACGCGTATTGATGTCTGGTGAGATTAATACTTTCATGGGTTTTGAGTGGAAGATGATTGAAACTCGTGCAGAAGGTGGCTTATCTGTTACTTCTAACATTCGTGATTGTTACGCATACAGCAAATCAGCAGTTGGTTTAGCAATCGGTATCGACTTATCTACAGAAGTAAACTATGTACCAGAGAAGGTTTCATGGTTATCACTTGGTAAGATGAAAGCAGGTGCTGTAACTATTGACACTTCTGGTGTAGTTAAGATTGAAATTGACGAAACTAAATAATACAATAGGAGTTAATTATGGCTTTTGATGACAGAAGGTTCGCCAAGATAAGTTCTTGTGCTAACTCAAGACTGCCAGTGTTGTGGGGTTATGCTACAAACGACACTGTAAAGCAAGTAGATACAGAAGGTTACTTTAATGAAGTTTCAGATACTGTTCAAGTTGGAGATGTTATTCTTGCAACTACCATCAACGGCTCTTGTTCAATTACCAGAGCAGATACTACGGCTCATGATAATAGTGTTGACTGTGTGGCAGATGATTCTACCCATGACGGCTCAGGTGATGCAGGTGTTTGGACTAGCACAGGTGCAGCAGCAGGACACCTTCTTGTTCTCAGTAATACTTTAGGAGTTGTTAATGTGGCAAACACTACACCAATGACAACAACAGATACTGATTAAGTTGCTTTAACTCTAGGCCTTCTTCGGAGGGCCTTTTATTAAATCAATTTAGGAAGTTAGCATGTCAGCAGTAGTAAATAACAGTAGTATTGATATCGCATCCAAAGCATTGTTGCTGATTGGTGAGTCGCCTATCTCTTCATTTGCAGACGATACAACAGCAGGATTAATAGCATCAAACCTATACCAAGCAAGTTACGAGAGTTTACTAACTCTTCACCCTTGGCGCTTTGCATCTAATAAGAAAACACTATCTAGGCTTACTGCACCACCAATTAATCAATGGAAGTATGGTTTTCAATTACCTGCTGATTTTCTAGTGGCGCAACATGTAGATGCTAACAACGATAACTATCAGATATATGGTGATAAGTTGTTCTCTAACAACACATCTATAATCTTAGACTACACGTACAAACCAGATGAATCATTCTTACCTGCATACTTTACTGAGTTGCTAGAGTTAAGACTGGCATCTGTGTTTGCAATACCTATTACTGAGTCATCTACTAAGGGAGAGTATTACGCAACCCTTGCAGAGAACCAATTAAAGAGAGCCAAGACTGTTGATTCACAAGCAACGCCTTCAATCTCACCAAGAAGAGATTCACATATTGTTAGGTCACGTTTCTAATGCCTCAAGCAGTAGCATCACAAACAACCTTCTCAGCAGGTGAACTAGACCCTAGACTTGTATCAAGACATGACTACGAGAACTACTACAAAGGTGCTGAAACATTAACCAATGTAGTTTGTCTAGGCCAGGGTGGTGTAAAACGCAGACAAGGTTTAAGGCATGTACATGAATTAAACGAGCCTATAGTAAGGTTTGTTGAGTTTGAATTTAACATTACACAGACATACCTGCTAGTCTTCGCACCTCTAAAGATGTACATCTACAAAGATGGAGTATTACAAACAGGTATTAATGGTGGTGGGAACGACTACTTAACAACCACCTATACTGCATCAGAGTTGCCGAATATTGGTTGGACTCAATCAGCAGACACACTTATTGTTACTCATAATGACCATGCACCTGTAAAGGTTGTTAGAGGAACAGCACACAACTTATGGACTATATCAAACCTGTCCTTTAAGCATTTACCTACTTACGACTTCAACCAAGACTATGATAGCACTACATGGAAGAGGTCAACCACTACAGCGCCAAAGTTAGGCGACAGCACAAAAATTAATGTGTCAGCAGGAAATCCTGTAACTAGCGCACATGTGGGTGGTTACTTTCAAGGTGGTGGTGGTAAGATTCGTATTACATCAGTTTCCACCACAGCAGGCTCTCAAAGTATTACTGGAAAGGTGTTACAAGAGTTCTCTGAGTTGAAGTTCAATGAGGGAACAGCAAGCATTAATGGCGAAGACGTATCCTTGGAAGAAGTGGTTTGGACAGCAGAGTATGGCTACCCAGGTGTTTGTACCTTCCATGAAGGCAGACTATGGTTCAGCAACTCTACGCAACTACCTCAAACATTATGGGGTTCAGTAACAGGCGACTTCTTTAACTTTGATAGAGGTTCAGCAAGAGATGACCAGGCAATTGACATTACATTAGACACAGACTCAGTAAACGCTATTCTTTACTTAGTGTCTGGCCGACATCTACAGATATTTACAACTGGTGGTGAGTTTCACGTACCAGATAGACCAATTAAGCCTAGTAACATTGGTGTACTTAGGCAAACCAGATTCGGTGCATTACCAAGTGTAAGGCCGATAAATGTTGATGGTGCTAGCGTGTTTGTTCAAAGAAACGGTAAGCAAGTTCGAGAGTTCTTGTTTGCTTATCAAGAAAACTCATACAACTCCACAGAGATTAACCTGTTAGCACCTCATTTAACTAATAACCCTGTATCAATGGCATCCTTAACTGGTGATGTGATTAATGAGGGTAACTATATCTATATCGTGAATGGTGATGGCACTATGGCAACATTCATTACGAATAGAGCAGAGGAAGTTCAAGCATGGACTAAATTTGAAACAGATGGAAAGATGAAGGATGTCGCTGTAGTTGAGGATGTTGTGTATGTTTATGTGGCACGAGCGAGTTGTAGTATCGTTGGCCTTAATGCTGCACAGTGTATATCGTATGAGCCTACTATAGATGACCCAGAAGTTAGTGCAGGTGATTTTAAGATTGATACAAATTACCGAATATCCAACGTAACAGGCACTACCAATTGGAGTTCAGTAGGAGGCCCTACTGCGGCAATTATAGGTGACATCTTTTCTGCCACAGCAGACGGCTCTACTCTAGCTGGAGATGTTGGTAGCAACCAGGCGCATGAGGGTGGTTTTTGGACAGAGAAATATCACGTTGAAGCCTTAACTCATGACCATTACACAGACTCATCGGTGCGAGTTAAGGACACAGCAGCAATGACCGAGGTTGACCTAGGAACTAACCATCTTAATGGTATTGAGTGTCGAGTAAGGGTAGATGGATATGTTGCCGAGAGCAAGATACCAGTAGATGGAAAGATTACACTGGATACACCAGGTACTGACGTTGAGGTTGGTCTTCAGTATGGAGTTGTAATTAAGACAATGCCTGTTAATATACAGTTTGCCTCTGGCCCAATCAATACGAAGTCAAGAAGAATACTTAGAGTATCAGCACAACTGTATGAATCATCTGGCGTTAGCATCAATGGCAAGGCGTTACCAGTGAGAAATTTTGGTGTTAATGTATTAGGCACAGGACTAAAAACATTTACAGGTATCAAGACAGTTCCATTGCTTGGGTATTCTAAAACAACCCAAGTTACAATTACACAAGATGACCCAATGCCGATGACGTTGTTGGGTTTAAGTTTAGAAGTACAGGCGAGAGGGTAGATTATGGGTGTTACTGCAATGGTAGTTATGTCAATCGCAAGTGCTGCGATGCAGGCAAAGGCTGCAAAAGACAAGGCAATAGCTGACAATGAGGCTGAGGATTCAGCATTAAAGAGCCGAGAGTTGGCTAGAACTATGGAACTAAATGACATGATGGCCACTAACGCTGTAGAAGGTGGCGCTAGTGGTTTGAGTATGGTTTCTGGAACATTAAAAACAATACAATCATCTAATGAAAACAAATTTAAACTACAGGTTGGTTCAGATAGAATCACCACTGGTAACAAGATGCGAGCAAATACACAGACTGCTAACAATGCTAAGAATATGGCAATGATGAAAGCGGCAACATCAATAGTTGGTGGCTACAATGATGCAAGTTCCCTTGCAGGTAGCGATGGAACCTTCTCTTACTTTGGCAAGACTTTCAAAACATAATAATTATGGCACAACAACAAACAAGCCAACAGGTTTATAAGTTCAACAATCCAGTACAAGCAGTTGCCACTGTTGGTAATCAACAAGTGTGGCAGCAACTTAGTAACACTATAGATGCTTTCTATAAACAATCTGTTCAGAAAAAATCAGCACTTAGAAAATCAGAAGGCTCTATCGCAGGACTTGCTGCATCAAAGGGTGATGAGAAGTTAAAACTACAGATGAAAAGCGCAGGCACTATCTATGGTGCTGCATGGAATGATGCTGCTATTAAGGCTTACGGTGCATCCATTGAAACAGATGTTGCTAATGATATTAATGAGTATGCAGTATTAAACTCAGAGAACTCACAAGGGTTTTCTTCTCTGGTTGATAAGTATAAGACAGAAATGTTATCTGGTATTACAGACCCAACCTTTAATGCTATCGCAGCAAACAAGATTGATGAGGTTGCAGGACTACATGAGCGTGAGATTTATAAGGTTGAGAACGAAAAGAAGAACCTGATAAACATATACAAAATTCAAGATGCACATGCCAACAATGTAGAAACAGCGACAGCAATTGTTAAGCAGTCAGTGGAAAAATATTATGATGGCTATAAACCTTTCATTGGGTTAGAGGTTCAGTTTGGTGGAAAAACAATAGAGGAGTACCAAAAAGGTTATGGTGAACAAGTACAGAACCAGTTTGCAACAATAACATCTGATTTAAGCAAGATGATGAGCGTTCCTGGCAAGCATTTTAGTGAAGGCTCTGTATTAAAGGCAAAACAAGATGCCTCTACAAAGATTTATACCTCTATTTTCCTTGCTGAGTACAACCAGGCTGTTGAAAGTGGTGAAGGCTTAAAGATGAAAGAGGCTTTTATGAAAGACCCGATTGCCTTTATCAATAGCAAGCCACATCTGAGCGCACTACTGCCTAAAGAGATACTTGATGAATATGGAATATCTACTGTTGGTGATGGAAACATGCGTGACGAAATATACGCAACACTAGACAGTGAGTGGAAAAGAGAGCAAGATGTTATTGAGTATAACGACAAGAAAGAAGAAGAAGAACTAGCAGACGAGCAAGACGACAACATGATTGATGCGTTGACATCTCTAGTTCAGAAAGAAGGAACTATCAACATTGATTATCTTACAAAGAACAAAGATAAGTACAGTAATGATGATTATGAAACATTGCTAGGCGCAGTTACTACTAGTAAGTATGATTATGATGATGATGCCGCAGTAAGCGAGTTGACAATGTACTTGATGACAACTGATGATGGCCGTAAAGAACAGATTGCTACAGTTAATAAATACATAAAAGATGGTGATGTTTCTTACAAGACAGCGATACCTTTATTGAAGAACGCACTTGAAGACACAATGTTTGATATTACTAGGTCTAACGACTACCAACTTGCATTGTCGTTGTTAAAGCCTCACTTCCAGAAACAGATAGGCGCTTATGGTGCGTTTGCTCAAGGTGAGCATCTTGTGTGGATGACGAAAGCAATAGCCGAATTACAAGACAGAGCCAAACTTGGTGAAAACCCTAGGGATATTGTCGATGAAATAACTACCAAATTCCTTGGTATTAGAGAAGACCAGGCAGCAGTTAGCAATAGACACTTGATGAGAGAGTTTAGAATTGGTACAGGTAAAGATGCAAAACTAGACTGTGAACCTGCAATGAATTATGTAAGAGCGAGATACAACATACACAAAAACGCAATAACATTCGCCAAAGATTTGGCCTCTGTGAAGAGATATGGATGTAACATCCAGGCTAACAAACAAAAATAAAGGAATAAGATGGCTCACGAAAACTCAACGACATCACAAAACAAGTTCACAGGTGACTGGGGTAACTTCAATGACAAAGGTGAAGTCCTTGGGCCTAGACTTAATGATGACGGTTCTCAAGTTGTAGAAAGTGAGAGCCGATGGTATAAATCAAAAGATGAGGCAGTTGATAGCGCAAAATTAAGAAGTGAATCATTTAATACTCCTGTTGTAGATGCAGCCACTGTAGAGGTGGAAAAAGAGCGCCTAGTTCACCCAGATGAAAATGATGTTGGCGTTTCTTTTAGTACATGGTTAGAATACTATGGCAAGTTATATCCAAAAGTAGACCTTATTCATTTCTATGAAACTAAAGAGATTAGAAATAAGGTAACCGAATCTGGCAAAAATTTTGTTAATGAAACTATGAGCAGCATGGAATCTAATAATACAGACTCTATTGCTTACAATGCTCAAGCAGAAACCAACTTTGCAAATAAGACTGACCAACAGAATATGGTCAACAGTCCAGAGATTGCAGCAGTGATTGCAGAAGAGCAGGACAAAAACAATTTCCTAGTGCCTAAAGTTGGCGATTGGAATAGCAAAGAAGACAGATTATTGGTTGAGGCTGACTTATACCAACAAGACATTAATAAAGATAAAGACAACTGGATTCTAACTACTGGGTGGACAGGACTAGATTTAATCCCATGGCGGTATCGTGCTTATGCTCACCCTGGTGGCGTTAGTGAGATTGTTGAGGGTGATGACACTCCTACTTATTACAATCGATTTGAAGAGGCTAAAGAGTATGGAACTGCTTATGAGTTGCAGACTATAAACCAAGTTGGTAGACAGGTATTTGGAATTGCTACTGATAACTTCCATAGAAAACAGAACGACTTGAATACATTGTGGAAACAGGCTGACAAAGAACACGATAGAGGCATGAAGAAGAGCATCCAAAAAGCCTTAGATAAGAATCGTGGAATCCAGTCTATCAAGGCTAGTGAGATTATAGACTTGTATAACCTAGATTCATTTAGGATGAAGTCTGGCGCACCTGCTGCACAACGGGCTTACTTCGATGAACAGCAAACTATCAACTTTGCAAAGGTTAGAGATGGCATGGCAGCATCTCAAGACCTAATCGATGACTTGAGTAATCAATTAGATAGAAAACTTCTTTTGGGCATCTTGTCAGAGGGTAGTGAAGAGTACAACAAGATTTATGCTCAGTTAGAATTTGCACAGGGCGAACATTACGAATTTAGCAAGAAGTATTCAGACATTGTTAATAACACTTGGAACGCTAAGTTAGTCTACGGCACTTTATGGGATAAGAACAAAGAGGTCTTAACTCATCAAATACCTCAAGGAATCTTGGATATGTCAGCAGGCTTTGGTAAAGGATTGACAGAGAGTGTTGTCAATAACTCATGGGATTTGGTGTCTACTACTTACTACGCTCTAATGAGTGATGAGCAACGTAAAGGCGACCCCTGGAGAATAGATGCTCATAGTGATAGAGAAGGTGTTGTGTTTGACTTAACAGCCATTATGACTGAGTACATGACACCGTTCATGGCTACAAGAGGTTTAATGACTAAAGTAGGTGAAGTTGTTAAGGATATATCAGCGCTAGCAGTTGCAGGCCTCTGGATGAAACCAGAAGAAGGAAACATAATCCATGCGATTAATTCGTTTTCAAATGACCAATTAGACTGGTTGTCTTCTATGGGTGTAGAGCCTAATATAGACGACCCAATGTACAAGAAGATTCTAATGACAATTGTAGAAGGCACAGAGGCTTTCACGATTGAATTGGCTAAGTTAGACATTACACCAAAGAAAGGCGACCCTGCATATAAAAAATTATTACAAAGAATGTCAGCAAGCGCTCAAGAGGCTGCCCTTGGTGGAATCTTTCATGGACTTGTATGGCTTAATCGTATGGGTGGTAAAGAGATTTACCATGCTATCAAGGAACAGAGAAAATACGCTACGCTAATGGACAGAACGATTGAGAGTGTAACTGGTATCAATGTATTCGGTAACAGAGTAAACAGACTTAACACTAGTGCTAAATTCTATCAGTCACAAGGTAAGAACCCTCAGTACATTTACAAGAGAACAGGCTACCACCAGGACACTCAAGGTGATTGGCATTTCAGAGGTGATTACACTAAAGGAACTTGGACAAATATGGTCGAAGGTTCTCGTAAGTTAGACAATGTTGTAAACGATAAAACCTTGTACGGCTTTGTACCAGAGGCACGAAATACAAATATAGTGTTTGCAGGCGAAAGAAGTCCAGGAACAGTGGGCGCTGAGTATGATGCTGAAACCAACACTATCTTTATCTATGCTAAGAACTACGATAGCAAGCAAGTGAAGTCTAAGATTTGGCACGAGATACAGCACAACATTGACACTATTAAAGGATTTGAGGCAGGTGCAAACCCTAAAGACTTCCATCCGACACTTAACAAACTTGATGTTGAATATAGGAAAAAAGTAGTCATTGCTAGACAAGGTGAAACGCCTGCAGAGCAGAAAGTTGTAGCCAAGATTAAAGCAGGAACTCCACTTACAAAGAAAGACCAGAAAGTATTAAACGATATTGACACTAAAGTTGTTGCGATTCAGTATGAAAGAAATGCCATTGTTGGCACGAAGGGTAGACCTAAAAATCCAGATGACTGGGGAAGCCCTAGAGATACAAGCCAGTACAGTAGAACAGCACTTAAAATTAAATTAGACGTTGCAGGTGAGCAAAGAGCAAAACACATTGAAGATACGTGGGATGTTCCGTTTGATGATACTACGGTTATTGAGTATTCTCCTACAACTGTACATCTTAGTGACTTCGATATTACAACTACAAGCAAACAGCAAGCAGAGGTATCTTATACGCTAGGTAAAATTGATGCTCAGTTGAAAGATGCAGGCCTAAGACCGTCAGACTTGCCGACAAACGAACAAGAAGTATATGCTTTATTAGAAAGCGACAACGAGCATGCTGCATTGTTAGTTAATAAACTAATAACAGACACATTGGCTGATGGATATAACCAGGCAGTAATAAAGGTTGGCAACAAGGCGTATGGAATGACACACGCTGTAAACATTCACATGTCACCTTCATCTCGATGCAAAGGCAAGGCTTGTATATTCAACGAGCCTAGAGATATTCTATCTGTAATTGATGTAATTAGAAAGATTAAGCCTAAGAAAATGACTGACAAACACGGAACTGAGACGTTAGTCTATGAGGTTATGCACAATGGCAAGCCTGCATACCAAGCAGTAATAAAAATACAACAAGCACTAGACAGCAAAGGCAAAGTTAAGCGCCATGTCAGAGGAAAGAAGAAAGGCCAACCTATGCAAGAGCATACGGTAGTCACATTCCACCCTATTGATGGCTTTAATGAGGTTTCTGTTCGTGATATTCTAAATAAGATTGATGACAGAAGAAGTGTAAACATTCAAAGACAGCAAAGCACTGATGAGGCAGAGGCAATAATCGCTACTGTATCACTTGAGCCATTAAAGGTTCAGCAGCGCTTGCTATCTGCCAAGATTGGACAAACTAAAGACCCAGTTCAGAGGGCAGCCATAATTGCTCGTGTTAAGGACATTAACGCTGAGATAAAGACTAACAAGCAGAGCAATGTAAAACTCTCTATATTAGATGATTTGAAGACAGTAGAGTGGAATAACCAGGTGTATTCTAAGTTAGAGAACTTTGTTGAGTCATTACCTGCTGATACGGTGTTCAATGGCCCAGAAGAAATCTTACTTGCAGCACAGAAATTTGGCGTAACGCGAGAAGAGATTGCAGCATCAAGATTCTATTCTGGCAGAGGTTGGAAAGATGGTGGAGGTTACACCAAAGGATTGTTACAGATGCAGGTTGCTGGCCGTAAGGACAGAATCACATACAGGTCTTGGTTAGGTGATGAGGTTGAAGCAAACGTAGAAGACTTGCATTTTGATACTGGCAACAATGGCGATGGAACTCTTTATGTAAAAGATGTAGACACAGGCAATTTAATCAACATCGAAGAGAATATGGACTCTGGAATGTATGTAAAGATTGATGGTAACGGTCATGTTACTAGTGCGCCTATGGAAGAAGAGGAAATGCTAGCAGACTGGTACACAGAAAACCTTAATTACTTTATGCAAGAAGATTTGCCAGAGGCTTATCTTGAAAGACATCTAATTAAGAAAGGTGATGAAGTGTGGGAAGTTGGGGAGAATGACCATCTTGGGTATCAAGTCGGCTTTGATTCAAATAGTAATGTTGTGCCTATAGAAGATGCCGTTACCAGAGAAAATTTCCCAACAGAAGCAGAAGCCATGATGACGATTAACCATGACAAGTATCAAGGCATAGTTCATGATGAAATGGGCAGCAATGGCTATCAATGGCATGTTGAATATAGGGTTGATGGTGGAGATGTGTTTGATAATTTAGATGATGCTGAAGGCCAGGCCAGACAAATGTTGTTTGATTATCACCAAGATGATTTAGATGGCTCTAATGGCAGATTATGGCAAGAGTACACAGTTGTTGGTACACATGGTGACCAATATAATTTAAATGAACTTACTTCCAATTACAGACTGGACACATACAATATCGACAAGTTTGAGGCAAGGACTGGAGATAGAGGAACGTATCCACCACAAGGTCACTGGAGTGAGTTAAATCACGAAACTGCTAGTGTTGAGATTGGTGCAGGAGGCTATGGAGGATTTGACAATAAAAACATCCTTGCATGGGTTCGTGGCTTTGATTGGTCTGGTGGTAGAACAATTCTTGATGAGTTGCAATCTGACTGGGCGCAAAAGTGGTCTGTGAATGACAAGAAAGTAAAAGCATTATTAATCAAACACGACCTTGGCGATGCAACACCAGAAGAAATCAATACGCTTATCAGTAGAAATAAGAGAACATGGCAAGAGGCGCGTGAAAAACAAAGTAGACAAGAGCAAAATAATCAGGAAATGAATCATCTGCGTGATTCTTATATTGAGAACCTAAAGAACTTTTCTGGTGTAAAAATGGAAGGACTTGATGAAGGTGATATTAGATTTAACCTAAACGCCTTTGCTGCAGAGTCTGCAGAATCAACTATAAGCGCACTAGATGATGCTCTTGAAGACTTTGTTAATACTGTGCTTACTCCAAATGGAAAAACACTAGATGACTTTACTCACTTAGAGTTCAGACCTTGGTTGCAAAAGAAGATTAAAGGTTATCAAAAAGATAGTGGCGCTGACAGAGGTATATATATAGACCAGGGAATGACTAGTGAGTCTTGGCTTTTCGATTTAATGGAAAAGGGCAAGACGGTTAGCCGAAAATTCTCACAGCGCATGGAGTCCTCTTCAAGACGAAGAATCCCAACAGATGATGAGGCAGTAGCAATTCATAAAATTATTCTTGATGATATTGTGGATGGCAAAAACGGAATACATGATTTAATTTACAACGCAAACAATCGATACATTACTACTACTAGACTTGATGAGTCTTGGACTTCTGTGGAAAAAGCCAGAAAGTCATGGGATGATATATCAGAATTGGATGAGATTATTCCTAAACCACCTATGGGTGAAACATCATCGTATGTTAGGGTTACATTGCTTGACCAACTTACTAAGGCAATTGACAATGGTCAAAAAGAATTTGGTTGGTGGGATGCAAATGTTCAGAATGAAAGATGGCATAGGCTGCGTAACACAGGAGGCCAATCTGTTACTATTGAAGGAATTGGTGTTACTGATGAGGGCGAGTGGTTAGTTAGACATACTGACCAAGACGGTAATATGGTACAAACTGTGTGGAAACGCCAAGAACTAGTTGAGCATCTAAACGAAAGACAGGTAGGTGAGTTTGATACAGAACTTGCAAAGCATGTTGGAAATGATGATGTCTATGGAGATGTGTTTGGCTCTATAGAAGTACAGGCAGAAATGACTGACAGCCCTACCAGTTTATATATGTTGAAAAAACCTCTAAAGACTGGCTCAGTGTTTGACTCTCAGTACGACCAAGTTATGGTCAATGTAATGAACAAACTGTTAAACTCTAAGAAAACTGGTATAAAGATGGAAAGACAGTTAGATGGTATAGTTCCAGAGCATTATTGGAAACTTGAGATTACTGATGAAGTAAAAGACCTTATTCTTGGTCAGAAACATCAACTTTACAAATAAAGGATTGGCATGGGTGGAATAACAAAAGCGTTGATACAAGGCTCAAGAAAGCCAGTCAGTAAATTACTGAAACAAGCAGAAGAAGGCGACTTTAATGAGTCAAAGATTGTTCTTGAGAAAGACCCAATTGACCAGACTGTAGAAGACAGCGTTGTAGTTGATGCTGCAGCAGTAGTCAAAGAAGAAGTAAAGCCAGTAGTTGAAACTGTAGAGCCAGTAGCATCTGCAGAAGTGCAGGTGGCTTCAGAGCAAGCAGAGAGCAAGATTGTTGAAAATGTTATTAAACAAGATGACCAGACAGATGCAAAGGTTGGTATGGGCAATCCTATTCCAAAGCCTAAAGAGTCAAACATCTCACTAAAGAACGCACAAACTACAGAAGACATAGATGCTTTAATTGCTAAAATTGCAGACAACAATGATGCTTTTGAAGAATCAAGGCGTGGTGTTGTTCCAAATTCACAAACAGTTAAAGAGTCAAGCAACTACTCTATGGAAGACTTGCTTGGTCGTAAGACAGGCGATGCCTTTAATGCTGCCCAAGTACACTCAGCTAGAACAATATTATTACAGTCTGCGAAAGAACTAAAAATTGCTGCTCAAAATATTCTTGATGGAAAAGCTACAGAGCAAGACATGCTAGAATTTAGACAGATGAGCGCATCTCACGTAGCAGTCCAGTATCAAGTATCTGGAATGACTGCCGAGGCAGGTAGAGCATTACAAGCGTTTAGGATTACTGCCAAAGCAGAGTCACAGGTTGGTGTTAAACAATTAAATGATGCACTAGAACTTTCTGGTGGCGCAGGCAGTGCAAAGGCATTGGCTCAAATCATTGTTGACTCTAAGAACCTTAAAGACCTTAACGCATCTACTAGAGAGGTCTACGGCATCAAAATGACAGACTTATTCTTTGAGCATTGGATTAATGGCCTGTTGTCTGGGCCTACCACCCACTTTGTAAATATGGGTTCTAATGCAGCCGTTCTTATTCATGGTGTAGCAGATAGAATGGCTGCAGCAGGTTGGAGTAGAATATTAAGAACTTCACCAGAAGACAAGGTATATGATGACGAGGCTTACGCACAGGTAATCGGACTAATAATGGGTTTTGACGATTCATTAAAGATGGCATGGAAGTCAATGAAGACTGGCACTGGCCAGTTCAATCAGATGAGCAAGATTGAGCAACGTAGATATAATTCTATTGATTCTACTAAGATTAGTGACATGCTCACTAAGAATGGATTTGGCAGTATTCAAAAAGACTCTGCAATGGCTAAAGGTATTGACCTGTGGGGTGAGTTCATCAGACTCCCTGGTCGAGCGCTACAAGCCGAAGATGACATGTTCAAGGTTATCAATTATCGTATGGAACTTAACGCTTTGGCAGTTAGACAAGCTAGAGCAGAAGGACTAAAAGGTAAAGAACTCACAGTTAGAATACAAGAGTTGATTAACAAACCAACACAAGAGATTCATGTTGGTGCTGTAGATTTTGCAGACAAAAATACATTTACTAATCCATTAGGACACAGAGGCAGAAACATACAAGCGTTCATTAGTGAACAGCCTTTATTGAAGGTTCTTATGCCGTTTGTTAGAACTTTGGTGAACATTCAGAAATACACCCTAACCAGAACGCCTTTGGCAGTATTCGCAAAGAGTGTAAGAGCAGACTTGGCAGCAGGTGGCTCTAAGAGAGATATTGCAATGGGCAAGATGACCGTAGGAACTATGTTTAGCACATGGGGTTTATACCAGGCTATGCAAGGAAAGATTACAGGTGGTGGACATGCTTGGGCAGGTGTTAGAAAGTCAGACTATAGACAAGGTTGGCAAGCATACTCTATCCAAGGCCCAGATGGCGTTTGGGTTAAGTACGATAGGTTTGACCCTGTTGGTTTGTATCTAGGACTTGTTGCAGATGCTTATGAGATTTCATTATATGGAACAGAAGAAGATGCAAATGAGGCTGCTATGGCAACAGCAATGGCGCTTTATAAGAACATGGCAAACAAAACGTATGCCAAAGGTTTTACAGAGTTTCACAAGGCCTTCACTATGGGTGGAAACTACTGGGATAACTGGGCAAACAATCTAGGCGCATCCACCATTCCTTACACATCTCTAATCAACACAGCCAAGAAGATGGTTGACCCTGTTGCAAGAGATGCTCAGACAGTTTTAGAGCGTATAAAATCAAGAATACCTGGGCTTTCAACATCGTTACCACCTAGAGTTAATCTATATGGCGAGCCTATTGTTATGAATGGTGGAATGATGGCTCGTGGAATGAATCCATTTAGGACATCAAAGCCAGAGCCTACGTTTGTAGATACAGAGATTAGGGGGAATGAAGTTAATGTTAATCACGTTAAGTCGTTCTTAGGCGGAGGCAGATTTAAGGTTGCCTTAGATACTCAACAGCATCATGATTACAAGGTGTTTGCAGGAGAAGAGTTATACTTAGAACTACAAGACCTAATGTGGAGTGATTTGTATAAAGATTCAACCACAGGCCCAGATGGCAACAGAGCGATGTTAATTAAACAGAAAGTTCAAGAATTAAGAGGGAAGTGCAACCCAAAGACGAGGGTATGTACTGGTGCGAAAGAGAAATTGTTTCTCAAGTACCCTCAACTTGAACTACAATGGAACGCAACGATGGATGACAAAGAATTTAAAAGGATGGGGTATTAGATGGCACACATAAAGGTTGGCGACTTAAAGCCAAGAACACAATATACGGCAGTGAATGTAGGCAGTGCTGCACAAACTTCTTTCACTTATACTTTCCCAATTTTTGACGAAGGTGACATCAAAGTTTATGTGGGCGATGTATTGCAAACACTTACAACTGATTACTCCGTTACAAATGCAGGTGAGGATAGTGGTGGTGAAGTTGTTCTGGAAGAAGGGGCAATAGCAGGAACTATCGTTACCCTAACTAGGGATATGCCAGTGGCCAGAGAATCTGACTACCAGACAAATGGTAACTTCCTAGCAGACACTCTTAATGATGATTTTGACAAGTTGACCATGATGGTTCAGCAGGTTGAAGAGATGCACGAAGACAGAACCATTATGTTGTCTTCATCTGCAGAGGGTTCATTTGGACACATAATGGGAACTAAAGCTGAAAGAGCATCTAAGGTAATTTCTTTTGATGATGATGGAGATGTTTTACTTGTTAATGCGTTTCCAACATACAGAGAAGGTTGGATAGTATCTACAAATTATGTTCTTAATGATTTAGTTAAAGACACAAGTGCTGGCAATGACAATATTTATATTTGTATTGCTGCTCATACTTCTACTGGAACTCTTCCATTAAAAACTAATTCAGACCTCAGTAACTGGGATTTAGTTGTAGATTTAGAAACAGTAACAACACTATCAGATAGCTTGGTAAACATTGCAAACAATGTGTCAGTGGATGCTGACCAAAATACATTGTTTGGAGATAGTGCAGGCACTGTAAACGAAACTGGTGTTCATAATACTTTCGTGGGTTTTTCTGCAGGAGGGATGAATGAAGGAGACAACAATACATTTGTTGGGTCAGTATCTGGCAATAATCTGAAAGGTGATAACAACACTGTTGTAGGTTACGCTTCTGGTTCTACCAGCCCATCCACAGGAAGTGGAAACATCCTTATTGGTAATGATTTAGTAGTTGATGATGATACTGATAACCAGTTGAATATTGGTAACTGGATTACAAGAGATACAACAGGTGCTATTGAATTAACTCATGGCACAGATACTAAACTAAAAACAACAGCCACTGGTATTGAAGTTACTGGTGTCTTAACTGGTAATGTAACTGGTAATGTAACTGGTGACTTAACTGGTAATGTAACTGGTGACTTAGATGTTGGTGGTGACTTAGATGTTACTGGCTTACTCTCTACAGAAAACATAGTAGAGTCTAGTGCTTACTGCACTGTAGAACCTACAGTAAACACAACAGAGGCTTTATGTACTGATGTTTCAGTAGGTGGTACTTGGTATCCTGCGAAAGTTACTGTTGATGGTAATTTATATCTAGGTTATGGCGCTCGATTAATATTACCGAATGCTGAAAACACATCGTCTACGTATATTTCTGAAGGTAATATTTCTGAAGTTGGTGATGGTGATTTTATAATCTCTGCTACGAACTTATCTCTGCGTTCAACTATAGGAGCAGGTGATACTGGAAATAAGTATCTATTTGGAAATGATAGTACAGGTGAAGTAATTTTATATAATGGAACTACTGAAAGAGTAAAAACAACAGCCACTGGTGTTGAAGTTACTGGTAGCTTCGAAGTTGATGGCGTGAAAGTACCTAAAGTATTCGTACAGAACGCAGCACCAACCACAGGGCATACAGCAGGCGACCTTTGGGTTGACTCTGATGGATATTCATCATACATAGCAGTGTCTGTTGGTTCAGGTGTAGCTTGGTTTGGAACATAGGAGAATAAAATGGCAATTTTTAATGAAAGCGCAACATACGCAGAAGGTGACACAGCAGATTTTCTAATGGCTGATGAAAGCACAACAGTTACTCGAGAGTTTAATGGTAAAGGTTGGAAGGAGATAGTTGTAGCTAGTTCTACAGGTACTGCTGAGCTTGTTAGAGAGATTAGGATTCCCCGACTTAAAGGTGGTTTTCAGAATTACCCCTTTGAAGTGAATAGCGATGGTAATAAGATAGCAAGCGTAAAGGGTGATATATGGTATTCACCTCTAATTCATAGCACTGACGGAGTGTCTTCAGTGCTAGAGGATGGCCACTCAGAATATGATGCAGACACCACTACTGCTGAAATCTACACTTTAATTGGACACCCTCTTTACAATCTCGCTACAGAGTCTGGTCATCATCCTCAAATTGTATCTATTGATAATAGTTACTTTCTTAATGCCCCTTACCAAAAATGGGGTAACGCAACCCTCGGGACTCCTGCACATTTAACGTGGTCAATAGTTCCCACAGGAATTAGTATGCCGAGCATGGGCGACTTTCGTACTTTTAATGACGATTATGGCACAAAATACACAAATGGTTTTACTGACGAGGCTCAAATTAGTAATCTTGTTTCTAAAGCCTTGGAAGAGTGGTCTAATGTTTCTGGACTTACCTTCGAGCAAGTGCCTTTTTTGGAAGAAGAAGTGTACGGTACTTGTGGATATAGAGATGATAATAACACCTTTGTTGAATATACAGACGGTGGAAATCCAAGATTCACCACAGCGCGAGAGTGTAGTTTAATTAAAGACTGGGCTTATGAGTTGGGCCAAGTGGACGCGGGGCAGATTCCTTCCGACCCCGAATATCAAAGCTACGCCATTACATCTGGACAGTTAGCTGCAAATCCAGGTTATCACCCTGTAGATGGTATCTTCATTTGGGATGAAGTAGAGTTACCTAATAAGCAAGGTGGCTCTGACCTTATGATAGCATCAGACACTATATCAAACTACAGAGGTATGGGAACATTCCCACAAGAAACGTCAGATTCTGTACCAACAGCCTCATCTTATGCTTATGAGCCAGGTCGAAGGGACTCGGGACTCTTGTATGTAAACACTATAGACTTCCCCTTCTTAGATGCTGATGACGTTATAGTACAATCTATAGACGTACATGGTGATGTATCGAATCTTCCATATGAGCCTGCTCCAGGAGCAGGGTATCTTGTAGACCCAACCCCATTTGGGTACATACATGGATTATTGGTACACGAGATAGGACATTGTTTAGGCATGTTTCATGTACCCGATGCCCTATCTGTTATGGGAAGTAGCACCCTTGCATATAATGCGTTTCAATTTTATGATAATACAACAGCACCATACCCGTTCTATGAAGAACTTAATTACTGGTGGCTAGTCAATACAAAAGATAGAACATTATCAAGGGGTGACACATCTGGTATTCAAGCTTTATATGGATTACCACAAGAGCCATATAAAGAGAAAGTAGAACCTAATCTGGCGCTTGAACTTAGTTATAATGAATTTAGCGGCTACAGGAATTACACAGCAGGCACTGGGATAATGTTATCAGATGATGGTGTTTTTTCTAAAGTAAGAACAACATTGACTAAAAGGGAGATGAGAAGAGGTAGAATTGCAGAGGCTCTCGTAGCTGAACTTGCTAATATTAAGCTAATGTTAGGCTCTGCTATTGACCCAACTCCTAATGCAGATGGAAGCCTTTCAGCTATTTTTGATAGCTATGCACCTCTTGATGTAAATGCGTTTGGTTATCTTACATATAAGCTCGAGGCTGCTTGGGTAAATGTTTGGGGAGATTTTGACCAAGACAGCTTAATTAAAAATACAGATAGGGAACATTTAGAACATTATTTAACACAGGGAGTGTGGAATAACCCTACTGCATACTTATTTATAGACTCACTTATCGACAGAATGGTAGACGATGGTGTATTTAGTGATTTTGAGTACAGTACCGTAACAGTTACAGATGAAGAAACAAACGAAGTGAAAAATCTAAACTTCAGTCTTGTTGGCTCAACCCTCTCGATAACAACAACACTCTAAGGAGGTTCTATGTCAACTTTTACATTGGACTCTAGTATATCTGAGGTTTTATACGATGGTACTTCTGTATCTGAGGTTTTCTACAATGGGACTAGTGTTTGGACACCTCCTTCTACAGGAATAACCTACAGTTGGGTAGGTGGTGGGCCTGGCACTGGTGCAAATAATATTCCCTCTGGTGCAGGTGATGATTATGTTATTGTAAATATAAGGTCTAATAGTGCAACTTTAGGAGAACACGTTTTCTGGCACAATACAACAAAAAAGCTGTATCGCAACACTGGGGCAGGTACAGGTTTAAGCGCCTTATCATTAACAGATTCGACACAAATATGGCAATACTATCCTTGGACTGGATGGTACTATACGGCTAGCACTATACATTCTACAACGTATGTTTGGGCAGAAGTAGTAGATAGTGATAATATTGCTGATGCAGGGCAATATTATGGTGACTACGTGTTCACGAGTTCTCTTCCTCAACTAGTAACCAAGGATTAATCATGTATAAAGTAAATGAAGCAATGACTATTGATGAGGTTAAAGAATTAGTAAATTCTGGAAGGGTAGTGGGTGACTTTATTAAAGATAGCGCCACACACTCTTCTATTCCTTTTCCAACAAGTATCGTTGAAGACATAGTTTATTACTCAACAGGGTCTAAAATCAACACACATAAGATGGTAGAGAATGCTGATGGTACATTCTATTTAGTCCAGATAAAATAAAGGATAGTCATGGAACTTGCAGATATTATATTAGCCCTAGTAGGGGTAGTCACAACAATTAGCGCTTGGGTTATCAAGTCTGTTATTACTGATGTTAAAGAATTAGAACACCACATGACACACTGTCAAGCGAGTATGCCAAAAGAGTATGTAATGAAGGCTGACTACAAGGAAGACATTAAAGAGATTAAGTCGATGCTTGGTGATTTGTTCACCTTAGTGCGAGAGAATAAGTAATGTTGCCTATTTGCATAGGCGATTGTTGGATTCTATACCCCATATTCCTATGTGCGTGACACCCCCAAGACCGTCCGGCAGTACGGCATACCTCTCCTCAAGTTGTATTAAACTGCCACCAAATTATGTTGAATAAGCCAGGAGAAGCTAATGTTTAGCTTACTAACTAACGTGCTACCTATCGTGGGCGGTTTCTTAATGAAACTGATTGCTATTAAATCTCAACAAGCAGCAGAGAATCAAAAACAGATGTTAGATACATTTGCTGCTAGGAACTCTAACTTAGAACAAGCAAGAACTCAATCTAATAAAGAGTCACCTATGGCTGCACTCAATCGTAGGGTAATCATCTTTGTCATACTATCACTAGTGGTGTTTACTCAAGTAGCACCTGTGATGTTTGATGTACCAACAGTCATTCCAACAATCATTGAAGGTTTTAGTTTCTTAGGCTTTGAAATAACACCCGACAAGGTAGAATACATAACAGTAGAAGGCATGCTCAAGCTAACAGAGGTGTTTGAATGGGCTACCTTAATTATTGAATTTTACTTTGGAGCGCAACTTGCTAAAACTTAAAAGATTATGTGAGATTAATTACAAATACATAATACCTTTCACAGTCGTATTCTTAATAACAAGCGCTAGTATGGCGTTCTTTGGTGATTGGATGAAACAAGGTATGTCTATGCCACAAAAAATGATGCAGATGACACAACCTCAACCACAAGCGTGTGACTGTAACTGTACTAAATAGTCTTTAATAACAACCTGCTTAGAGGGTCAAAGTAGTTTCTTGTTTTCATAAGTTGTGAAACATTGTCTTGAGAATTAAGAAGAATAGTCTTTGCAGGCTTTAGCTTTCCTAGGTTGTGTTGCATTTTTTTATTGGGCATTGCTGTTAGTTTTTCAATATCGGTAACACCTGTTGATAGCCTATTCCTTATAGTGCTTAGAGGTATGCCGTATTGTGTAGCAATTTGTCTAGCCGTTTGTTGTGTGTTGTCAGACAACGTGTATGCCTTGCACTTGTAGGTGCGCTTACTTCTGCTACTGCCCACAACCCTAAACACAGCTACGGGGTCTGAATACTTCTCTAGCCTACAACGTGCTGAAGGGTTTGACATGTGTAACTTGCGCGCTAATTCACTAGGCATTATGTTCACACCATTATCTAGCGTATAGACCTTCTCTGTTCTGTTAGCCCCCACTGTTAAAACGGAATATCATCGTTAAAAGCATCGTCAGCTTTAACAGGTGCAATTGGGTCATGAACCTTTGGTGTAACCCCCTGTGTAGGCGCTTGTCCATCACTCCTGCTGTCTAACATTTGTAGAACACCACTAAAACCAGAGATATTAATCTCTGTGGTGTATCTGTCATTACCCTCTTTATCTTGCCACTTACGTGTCTTTAGTTGGCCCTCAACATAAACTTTAGAGCCTTTGTGTAGGTACTGGCCTGCTATCTCTGCTAACTTTCCAAATACAGACACTCTGTGCCACTCAGTCTTCTCAACCTTCTCACCTGTGTTCTTGTCTTTCCAAGACTCTGATGTTGCTATTGCAAGGTTCGCTATTGCTGTGCCGTTAGATGCGTGCTTAACCTCTGGCTCACGACCAAGGTTGCCCACCAGTATTACTTTGTTTACTCCTGCCATTTTTATATCTCCTGTTATTTTAATTTGGTGTCAGTTGTAGGTACTGACAAAACCCATCGTTCGCCTTTAATTAACGAGGTCGGAAAACCCCGATTACACAATACAAGTGATGAGCTTTGTAATTTACATTCCTTCTTTGTCGTCCATAGGTCTTAGACCCTCTTTTATTACAACCTGCTCTTGTCCATCAAACGCTTTCCAAATATCATTCTTTTGTCTTGAGGTTAATTCTCCCCACAACTGCTTAATGCCGTCAAAGTCAGATTCACCAACAACTTCTTTAATTGCGAGTACATATTCATCACGCTCACCCTCTTCAAATACAGGGATGTCTGGTAAGTCTTCACCTGCGTAGATGTATAGTCCAAGTCCATGACGTGCAATGGCCTTCGTTAGAGAGCGCTGAATAGCCGTATTAGCGTTCATTGAGGTAATCTTATCTAATGGTATGGCTTTGTTGCTAAAGTCCAGCACAGGCAAATACTCGATGTGTTCAAGTCCTTCAATGGTTACACCTGTCTTAACCCAAGCTGTCTTGCCGTCATTATGATAAAAGCACTCATCTTTGTTCTCATAGATGGTGTAGGTTGATTCTGGGTAAGCCTTCTTTACTTCTGCCCAGGCCCAGGCCCAAGACAAGTAAGTAAACTTTCCTTTAGATTCAGCGTGGTCATTGACGTTGACCTTGTTTAGTGTCTTAAATACGTTCATTTCGTACCCCAACTGAATAGGCATCTGCGCTTTGCAAGTTTAACAATCTCTGTCATTGCAGCGTGTTTAGTTATTCCCTTACTTTCGGCTACACTTGAAACATAATCGTAATTATCCTTGCTCGCGTTAATACAGAAGTTCTTATCACCGATTGTTTTAACACCCTTGCCTTTCTTGACAATAGCTTTACAAATTGTGGAGTAACCTCTTCCAACTAACCCTGATATGGTTTTGTTATCAACGCCTGCATCGTGAAGTGCGAAAATCTTATTTAGTTCTTGTTTTGTCATTTGTTTCATCTTATACCTCTCCTAAAAAAATAAATATAGTAAAAAGGCAATATAAAGGATGCCTATGCCTAGTAGTAATTCAAACATTACCAACCACCTTGTCTTAACCATTCGTTGGTCTGCTCTGGCGTTTCTTCATCTTCACCTTGTATGCCACAATGCTCTTTACAGTCTGAACATATATCAGAGTCAGAATAAATCATAGCACTACAGCAGTCGCTAATATCATCACTACAATATTCAGCCATGTCTGGTTCTCTATCGCCTTGGTAATCTTCTGGTTGTGTGTCGTCTACGTTAATCATCTTCTTCCACCTTTTTTAAGTCAAAGTAGGTACAGACAAATCTCTGAACCTTCTCC